ACGATTGCCAACGTGAGGGAGACTGTTAAACAAGTATTGAATAACGGTATTCCATACTGCTTTGATTTTGAAGACTTCAACTCTCAACACAGTGTGACCACAATGAGTGCGGTGATGGATGCATATGTAGCTTGCTTTAAAAATTATCTAGATGATGACCAAATTAAGGCCATTGCCTGGGTACAGTCAAGCCTGAGTGATAGCAAGTTGCACATACAAGGTAAGAAACAACTGGTGAAGACCAATGGTACTCTCTTATCTGGATGGCGTCTGACGACATTTATGAACACAGTGCTTAACTATGTGTATTTGGACATATGCGGTATTACGAGTGATAGTGTGACTACACACAATGGTGATGACGTGTTGGCCAGTATAAAAACACTGAACCAGGTACAGAACTTGTCACGTAAAGCGGCAGACTATAACATACGGTTTCAAAAACATAAGTGCTACCTGGGTGCCACTGCTGAGTTCCTCAGAGTAGATCACAGGCAGGCGAGGGGAGGCCAGTATCTTTCTCGTTCAGTTGCCACTTTAGTACACGGTCCTACTGAGACGGTAGTGCCCAATGATGTTGTAGCTTTAATCACTTCACTCACGACACGACGTGACGAAGTAATAGAACGAGGAGGAGAACCATCATTCATTAAAGATGTCTACGATATGCAGCTATCATATTTGGCAGACGTCTGGGGCCTTTGTAAAGAAGATTTAATTATAGTAGAAAATACTCATATAAGTAAAGGGGGTTTGAGCCAAGAAATAAGTGATGAGACGCTTGCTCATAGCATCAAACGTAAGTACCTCAAACGAGAAAAACGCGAAAAAGCAAAAGAGGATGAGGGGAAACCATTGCCTGGTACTTATGCTTATGCCAATTTAATAGCGCGCAAGTATAAAGTTGAGGAACACAAAGACAAAATAATAAGAGCAACTAGAAAGGCTGTGTTAGAGAAATCTACCAACTACCGGTTCGGGGTATCTGTTGTAAAACAGACACCCGACATGGTAGATTGGATTAGAGCAAACCAATATGGAATGCTGAGAGATCGTATCGACACAACACAAGCCCAACTAGCTAAAGCGTACAATATACCGCTTTTGACCATGACAGGACATGATGCTTCAGTTGCACGTTACCTTTCTAGTGAAGGTAACATGTTAGAAGCCTTGGCTGTAATGGCATAAGTGTGTATAAAACGCAGAGGAGGC